CTAACTTCATCTGACATTTCTAACCTCCAAAAAAAACTCAGGGACACGAATCATAACATAACTTTAGACATTGTCAACACCTTCCGATAAAATTTCTTGACGATACAAGTTAATTATTTCGGCGTGGTTTTTCATGTTACCGCGAAGCATCTGGTACAACCGACGCTCAATGTTGCTACCCATAATGTGCACTACGGTCATGTTGTTCTTTTGACCGGGCCTGTCTATACGGGCGTTAGCTTGTAAGTAAGTCTCCACACTTGTCACGGGAGCATACCAAACAATTGTGTTGGCGGCAGTTAGGGTTAGCCCGTGTGATGCCGCTTGAGGCTGAATTATCAGCACCCTAGTACTTTCCCTAGTTTGAAACCGTTGCACAATATCGCCGCGTTTGTTCACGGGTACAGCACCGTTGATTACCTCTGACATAATGTTGTTCTTGTCTAGGTACGCTTTGAGCATCTCGATGGTGTGCGAGAACGGTACGAACACCAACACTTTGTGACTGGATTCTTCGATGACTTCTAGTATTGCGGTAAGCCTGTTCTTTACATCAAACTCCACAACCTCTCGGTTAGTGGTGTACACAGCTCCACCTGCGATTTGGAGCAGCTTGTTAACTTGTACAGCCGCGTTGATAGCTGTTATCTCTTCCCCGTCGGCTTCGATAAGCATTTCCTTACGGAGCTTCTCGTAGTACTTCATCTGTTGTGCGCTCATCGGCGCTTCTCGGTCAAGGTATGTGACCGGTGGTAAATCCAAGCACTGCGCTTTCTCGAACCGAATAGCTGGTTGCAGAACTTTGTGCACCACAGCCTTTGCTTCTTTACGGGGAATCCAACGATGCTCGCGGACCATAATCATCACTTGGTCTCTAAACAGACTAAAGAACTTGGGCACGTTGTCGGGGTTGATTAACTTTGCCAAGCCGTAAGCATCTGTTGGTGACTGCGCCGCTGGTGTACCTGTCAACATCCACAGACCCTTAACATGCTTGCCTATGTCGCGCATAGTTTTCCAGCGGTCGGTCTGAGCGTTTTTGTATGCCGACGCCTCGTCAATGACTACCAAGTCAAAGTCGCCGTTGATGATCTCGTTCTTTACGATCTGCACCCCATCAAAATTAATGATGACGTACTCGGCACCGGCTTGGATAATTTCTTTGCGTTTACGAGCGGAGCCGTAAGCTATTGATACCCGGCGGTGTAGTGCAAATTTGAAAAGGTCTGCTTGCCACGCTGACTGCATGATAGACAACGGGCACACAATCAAGACTCGCTTTATTGCACCACGCTTCATGAGGTAGTCGGTCGCCCATATAACTGAGGCCGTCTTACCTGTACCTTGCTCGTTGAAACAAAACGCTTTGCGTCGGGGCACCAAGAATTTGCATGTCTCTATTTGGTGCTGAAATGGGGTAAACCCATGTGGCCGTGGCCAATCGTATTCCTCTAACTTCATCTTATCTCCAAAATATGTGCCGGTCTTTCCCGGCTGTCTGTCAAATCATCCCCAAGAGATTCCCGAAAGATCAGGGTATTTGACTGGTGCGGTTATTGGGCTATGTCATCGCGCCCGAACTCTGGCTATCACTCGCACCTTACTTCACCAAAATCATACGTTCTTCTTGACCGAACCATCCTTATTACGGGGGAACGATCGGTTGTTTTTGCTACTGACCACACGCAGGTTTTTCTTCCTATTTGTGCCGCCTTTCGATAGCGGCTTTTTGTGGTCGATGTCTTTACCTTCACGCTTGTCGGCTTTCCCGTTACCGTTATCGTCGGCACCGGTTTTGTCCATAGCGTATCTAGCACGGGCACGGGCGTTACGATTACCGAACTCGTCCCTAGCCTTCTGCTGTTGGTATTCCTTCTTGTAAGGGCGTGGTTTGTTTACGTAGGGCATGCTAGCTCCTGTTATATTCACATTGCTTGACCGCACAGAATCGGCAAAGTGGGCCGTTGATGGCGTTCCAAACGTTATTTTCCATCGCAATATCTAGCCGTGCAAGCATTTGTTTTGGCTTTTTTAAGTACTCTTCAATGCCGTTAGCCTCGTGTTCCGCCTTGAGAAACTCGTTGCTGACCACGAATAGCAATCCAGACTTAACACGTTGTACTTCAGGGAAGTATTTAAATATCGCCGTAGCCACAAGGTCTAACTGTGACGTATCCGCATACCTAGCGTTCTTTCCGGTCTTGTAGTCCACAGAGTAAGCCAGCCCCTTTTCCTTGTTCACGATGACCAAGTCGGCGATGCCCCTCCACCAAACGTTCTTGGCAAAGAAGTCGCAGGGCTCCAAGTCTTCTGTCAACCCCATCTTCATTTCGCAATGCTTTTCTCCGGGGATGGCCTTCAGTTGCTCAAGTGGTGCCCGCATGAAAGCAAACTTCTCGGGGACTGGCTCGCCGTCTCGAATGAACTTCTCCGCCGCTTCATGCACCAAGGTGCCGTAAAGCATAGCTTCGGTTTCGGATTCCTTAACGTCTTTAGCCACCCGTGTGTGGTAGTACTTGCGCGGGCATTGTTCAAAAGACTTGAGGCTACTGAAAGACCAAGCGACGCTCATGTTCGTACCTTTTCTTCCATATCGTTAATGGCCGTCAACGCTAGTTTGGTCTCGACCATAGCAAGAAGCGCCGCTTCTTTAGCCCGTTTAAAGTCCCGATGCAACATGGCATCGTGCAGTTCTTTCAAAGCCTTCTCTGCCATCATGCAGGGATACGCGTAATCAACCATTAGTTCTCCTTCAACAATCGCCATAACTTTTGCCATAGCCTGCTTCACAATTTAAAGGTAAATCGGACGCCCATTCGGGGCGTAGCTTCATACACATCTCGACGTATTCCAAGGCCCGGTCGGCCTCATCTTCTGGTGCTACGCAAGCGATAGCATCGTGCACCGTCATGACTACTTTGTACTTCTTGGCTACAAATAGCATCTGGTAACCGATCACAATCCGAGCAAGTGCTTGGCAGACATTCTCGGTTACTTTACCGCCGTAGATGCGAGTGTCGATGATAGCGCGTCCGCGCTTTGTGTTGTAGACCATTTCGGTCTTACCATCGGTTTCTTTGTACCGCAGGTTTGGATACTTGATATACAGACCGTTGGGCAGTTTTATACCGTCCCTACCGTCTACCAAAAGCACCCCGTTACGCCCAAAAGCGAACGATTGGTTGTTCATGACAGCTTCGAGGGCTACCCCTGCAGTACGCCAAAACTCGGGTATTTTGGGGTACGTTTCACGGTACGTACGGATAATATGGCGAGACTCATCCTCACTAATCGTAACCCCAAATGTTTTTAGCTGATCGCGGAACCGCACCGGCCCCATACCGTAGCCAGCCCCAAGAATCGTGGTCTTGCCCACGAACCGCTCGTCTTTGGTCACGTTACCGACAGACTTACCGTATATCGCAGAAGCCATAATCTTATAGACATCCTGTCCAGCCTCAAATGCGTCAACAAGATCGTCCTGTCCAGCCAGCCAAGCCACCGTCCGAGCTTCAATTTGACTTGAGTCGGAGTCGAGAATGACGTACCCATCTGGCGGGATGATTGCATATTTTAGACTTGAGATACGCGGCAGGTTTTGTAAGTTCAGCTTGTCATCACCACCCCACCGGCCTGTGTGCGCCGCGTAGTATCTCAACGGTACGGGCAAAGAACCTCGCTGTGAGATACCGATAAATCGCTCCGTGCGCGTCTCTTCGATCGTGGACTTTGTACCTAACCGCGCAGATACTAAAGCCGCCACGTGTGGCATTGGGTGATCTAGTAGTGCTTTGAAGTCTTCGTCTGTCTTAGAGAAAGCGTAAGTTTCTCTACCCGTAGCGGGGCTTATTTTCATCGGGGGTTCAACACCAAAGGTTCTAAGCACATCCGCAAACTTTGGGTTGCTCATCAGGGTGTCTCTGTCGTACATACCCAATGCCGATGCCTTTGCTACCTTCACCTCCCGCAAATGACGCTCAAGCAACTGAACGTCCAACTGCAACACGGGCTCAGAAAACATGCGGATGGTCAAGTCAATTAGCTTTAACTCTGCGCTAGGGAACTGGTGCGACATCGCGCTAAACAATTTGTACGTAAGGGCAACGTCGTTGCGGCAGTACTCGCCATATCGCGCCAAATGGTCGGCGCTGAAATCCTCTCGGCGAAACCCAAGTGCGTTCTCCACCTCGGTGCCTTTGACCCCTAACTCGTAGTGCTCGGCTAAGACCTTGAGGCTACCGCCTACCTCGGTGCCGTGCAGGGCACGACCCATGCTCAGGGTGTCCAACCAACCTTTGGGTTTTATGCCGTAGTGCCAAGTCAAGATTGCCGCATCGAACATCGCGTTGTGCGCTAGCGCAAGGTTCTTATCAAACTCGAACTTCTGTAAGAACCGCAAGGTCTCTTCGTCGCTGCCGCTAAACCATTCAGGTTCGCCGTTATCAACTTGTACCGATACGCCTACAACTTGGAACTCATCTCCACGGACGTATTCTTCCGTGGTCATCTTACTCAGGCTGTATGTGCGTGAATAAAATGTCTCAAAATCAATCGTTAATATCTGCACGTTTCATCATCCCTAACAAAGTTTCCAACGACTCTAATCCAGTTTCATTGATAACCGCAGTCACTCCACCAGCAGTCTCAATGTCTCGCATGTTCTTCAGTTGCAATGCAGTCGGCTTGCCCTTACCGGCCTTGGCTTCGATCGCCAAGAACCGCCCGTTTATGCAACACAAAAAATCAGGAACCCCACTATTGCCGTACATTGTACCGATTGGCATGGCGTAATACACTTCATGCCGCTTGAGCATGTCTTTTATTTTCGCCTTAACTTTAGCTTCAGGTGTTTGTGCCATAGATCATGCTGTGCCATCGGGTTACTGAGGGCATGTGGTTGTGCGACTGAGTCGGCTCAACTTTACCAATAGGATGAATCCAACCAATGGTCTTCAACGCTCTAACACCAGAAACCCACACGTTTGGATGTAGCGTTTTAGGTCTAAACAGTTTGTTGTTTGCACAATGGTTTCTAAACTCATCACCAAGCACAATAGGCTTTTTTGTAAGTAAATCTTCAGCCAGTCTTATATATTCTTCTACGAAAGCAGGTTCGGTTTCGTTTGCTTTCTTCCAGCACTTGTCTGCAAGTGCCAACGCATTTTCCATTCGTGGTGTCATCTAACGCTCCTCTAAAAGTTCAGACACTTTAACACAACTTTATACTTTGTCAACACATGGACGAAAAAAAAGCCACCCGAAGGTGGCTAGTGATTACCCTAACATGTTAGGGTGTGTTCATAGCTTTGGCTAGTTCGTTCGAATACCAAGCCATCTTTCCTGCGTCCTCTGCCGCATTGGTTTTGGAACCTAGTCGGCTGGCATACTTCAACACGTTACCGCGCAAGTACCCGATGTACTCGTCTTTGTTCAGCTTGGCTTTGATGAAGAAAATCGTCTCGATACCACCAACTTTGTAGTGTGGTGGATGGTTGACCATATCGGATACTGACGTACCGTTAGCGCCTGCGTCGAGCTTTTTAAACACAGTCCTGAGAACCTCCTTCTTCTTAGCCTGCTTTCTCTTTTTCTCGTCGTGTCGCACGGTGTACACCGTTTCTACTTTCACGCCTAACTCTTTGGCTATAAACGATGGTCGTGCAGTTGGATGTGCTTTCATATACGCACGGATTTTTCCAGATATGCTGTTTGGGTGTTTTTTATTCGCCATTACTTTCTCCTTGTTGTTTAACAAAATCGGTAAGAATTTCCCTCATTTTGACCTGTCGGTTCGTCGGGTAGTGGTCTTTGAAATAGTTCATAACCTCCTTCGGTAACCGTAGGCTCGTGCAGATAAGAGCGGGTTTCTTACCAAGCCCCCGTTCCCCCCGCCTTCTTTTTGGTATCACAATAGTATCAGTCATGTGTTCTTCTCCTTTAACCAAGGCTTCTTGGATATATCCATAAGCCCTATCTACGTGTCCCCCCTCCAACGCTTCCAGTGCCAGCTTCATTGCTTCTTTGCTCATGTGTGCTTCTCCTTAGAATAGTGCGTCTTCGGTTGCTTCAATACGCCGCTTTGTCTGCGTGCGTAATCGGCGTTGTACTTCCTTCTCCGTCGGCAATGTCTTCGGAAATGGCCAGTTGGCTGAGGGCGTAAATGTGCTCGAGTTTATGTCGTAGTCGTAACGCTTCCGTGACTGCGACTTCGAGTCGTCTTTTGAGTATGTGGTTTTCACGAATCATGTCTCCAAGTTGTAGGTCTAGTTCACGTTCTTCTTCAGTCATATCAATGCTCCATATAA